CAGAGTGTGGTAAGAATGATACACCTGACATCTCATCAAAGTGTTCATATACAAATGCACCTACAGCTAACCACTCATTGTCACGAACTGAGATAGTCACACTAGGCTTATGCTCACACCAGTGTCGCTGATATATAAGCCACATCTCTAGTTGTTCAATGGCTGTCATGTCGTTACGTGTAACTGCACCGCTAGGTGATTTAACAGGGAAGCTAAACACTGTAGTCGTGTCACCCTTGAACACACACGGTTCGTTAGGGATACCCTGATCAATCATAAATTTAGTTAAGGGGTCTTTATTATCCCCACGTACAGTACGGATATAATATGGAGAGTGACGAGCATGGATGCCACTTGCGGAGTCAACCAACTGCGAGACTGTTCCTGATGGTTTAACGCAGCTAATCGCAGTAGAGGGCGGTATGTCAAGACGACTAGCAAATTCAGCATTAGTAGAAATGGCGACATTCTTTAGGTGCTCCAATGTTTTATCTAAGCCTTGGTTCTTGTGTGTCATAAGGCGGTTGTCCATGATACCTGTTAGTGACACTCCCAACAGTCTTTCCTCTTCAGTATTATTCTGCCACACTTTCCGCAGGTAGGGGAACTTAGTGTATGAGGATTGTATAGTCCCCAATATTGTTGCCATACGGACTTTTCGCTCAAGATCTTCGATAGTATCTGCAACCCTGACCACAACTTCTGTAAGATTACAAAACTGATACGGACGCAAGATGATCTCACTGCACGGGTTAGTTCCAAAGTCATAGTTAGGATCTCGCCTATCATTCTTTGCAGCTTGTTTCTTAGATGCTTCACGATTAAATATACCTCTCTCGCCTGACTTACTCTCAACTAAGGCAAGCCACTCACGCATAAACGTTTCCATGTTTGGCTTCTCAGTGTAAGCTACAGAGTTATTCGCTAAGGCACGGTGCGCTGTAGTTTCCCACCACTGTCCTGACTTAGCGTGACGCATCCGGTCATCACTCAGGTTTGACAAAGAGATCATAGCACTACGGCGTACACCACCGACAACTACGATCTGACCAATGAAACACATCAGGTCATGGCACTCTACGCTAGACAGCTTACGTCCTTGTGCGTTCTTGAATGTTTGTATTGTAAAGTTAAACAGTTCAACTAAAGGCGCTGGGCCACTGGCTCTACCGCCAAACGTTTTAAGTCTTGCACCTGCAGGACGTACCTTAGAGACATCCCATTGAGGAATCTCACCAGCCCACAGGAGTGCCAACAATTGTCTATACGCCTTAGCCCATCCCTCCTTACTGTCCTTGACAACGATAGTGGTATCGCTTTGGAAGAGAGTAGGGATTTCAGGGAGCTTACTGATGTACTGCCTCTCAACACTGAAGCCAACACCAGTACCACAAAGCAAGATGAACATAGCCTCATCGAAGGACTTAGGGTCATCTACGGGTAGGTAACTACAATTGTACCCTGCTGTGTTGTCACGCTCTAAGGCTGGACCTGCAGTCATCATAGCTCTCATTGATGGCATGACTTCCAAGTTAAGTATAGCATCACGAATGCCGTTGACGTATGTGTCATCACCTATCTTAGGGCGTACTACATTATCCATGTAGCGTTCAACTGTGTCGCTCCAAGACTCACGTCCTTTACCATCAAAGTACTTTGCATACCGTGACTTATGTATGAAAGACTGATAGTCTGTTGGTAAATAGTTATCCATTATCTTTTATCCCCACTTCCTTTTAGAGTTCCTCTTTCCTTACGATCACGTAGCTTGCTGAGATTATTCCTGGCTACCTCTGACAGGTCTACATTCAAGTCACGACACAGTGCTGCAATGTACCACAAACAATCCCCTATTTCATCTGATATACCTTCACGATCAAACTTACCGTCACGTAAGATCTTCTTGACTTTGTTTGCTACCTCACCAGCTTCAGCAGCTAATCCCAGCGCTGGGTAGATTACTTGATGTTCTACTTTGTAGATAGCTGTTGATGCAGCCATGTCCTGATACTCATTCATCAGGTAATCCACATCGTTGAATCTTTTAAATGCATCAATATCTTCTTGAGTAATCATACTACCATCTCTCCTTCACTTGTAGTTTGTCTATATGAATATCGTCAATGTCGTGGAACGTATTGTGTATTAAGTCATACACGTCCTCTGCGTGTGCGTCCTCTACAAGAGATAGTATGTTACCATCTTCCTCTACTTCAACCACAAAAGTAACATTAAACTTTTTATTCATTTATGCATATCCCTCATTGTCTCTAGCATCTTTTCTAAATAGTACGCTGCCTTCTCCATATCCTCTACAGGTTTACCTTTATAGTTATGCCTGTGTTGGTACTTGATTAGATTACCGTGGCAATAACCCTTGAACTCTTCTGGTGTTAGTCTTTCCTTGATGTATTCAATACACTCTATACCACTTAGAGCGTAGTGCATGGGTTTGTTTACTGGATCATAGTCTGACATGTTATGCATTTCCTAATGTTTTAGTGAACCGTGTAAGCTTTAGTACTTTACCATCTGTACCTTCTACTTCCTCATAACTGTTTTCTATCGGATTGTCAAGCCCCATTTCATCATTTCTAAAATCTTCTACAGAAGTATATAAGTCTTCATCATCTTGTGCCATCTTTAAGAAAGCACCCATGAGTGTAGCTAAGTGTACGAGGTAACCTAACTCCTCTATAGCCATAAGCTTTGGTTCACCTACAAGTAAACCTGTGCTCAGATCTCCCGTCCAACCGTTTTCATCGAATGATGTAGGTGACAGTATAAGTGCAACCTCATCGTCTTGTATGTAACGTTTCATCTCTTTACTTTCTCCTTGAGTATCACTCTCTTGGTCTTTAAAACTCTACCCTTCTCTTTCAGCCAAGCCTCAGGTATCACACGGTGCGCCCACAAGAAGTCGTGGTTGTCACACCAAGTACAGTACCTAGTCTTAGAACCTTTGTACAGCTTAGCCATAGAGTTACTAAACACGAAACGTATGTCTAGCTCAGGGTGTTGCTTGCGTATTTCTATGTGCTTACGTCTATCCTCACTGTCAAAGATACCCTTAGTCTCAATGATGATACCGTTATCTAACATAAAGTCAGGCGTGTAGGTTCTGTATCGTAGGTCTTCCCACTCAATCTTTAGAACTTCGTACCTGACCATACGCTGTTTGTCTTGGAGGTACGCAGCAACCTCACGTTCAAGTCCACTGCGATACCTTCTTGGGTTATGCTTCCTCTTTGTTGTCGGCAACGGATACGTACTCCACTGTCGGGGGTGTCTTACCACCTTGATAAACCTTAGAGGGTAGCGCCTGTAGTGTAGGCCAACACTTATGCTTGAACTCACACCAACCACACGTCTTACGTAGCTTCATGTTGCCACTGAACTTACCCCTGTATGTCTCAGGTACAGGCTCAAAGCAACGCTCGAAGGGTGCATCACTGTTGATGTAGTTGTAGGTATCTTCAATCTTCTTCAAGGTTTCTTCTTTGTCTACCTCACTGGCAGAGACATACTTGAAGTCACCATTAGCTTTGTTGATTACCCACCAGCCACCAACATCTTTGTCAGCAGCCTTAGCGTAGCCTACAAGTTGAGACACATAGCCAAACATATCGTCACTACTCAAGGTATGAAAGTCTGAGAACTTATGTTCGAAAGACCAAGGAGATGCAGACTTAACATCATCTACCTTACCGTCAAGCACCATGTCGTACTCTCCGCTAATCTCCTTACCCTCTCCTAATTGTAATGCAACTCTTTCGTTATCCTTGAAGTCAACCTTAGCTGCACGTAGGATACCTTTGAACACAGCTTCTACAATATCACCAATCATCATGTTGATCTTGAAAGAGATTGGCTTAGTGGACTTGTGATCTGGGTTATTCTTCTCCATCCAAAGCTGACAGGTAGGACGCCCAATGTTGGACATCCTTAGTTTAAACTCACGCTTCTTAGTGTCATCCTGAAACTGCTTTGATAAAGCCTCTTGTACATCTGATGCTACTTGTTTGATAACTTTGTCAGACATAGAGGCTTTACCATCAAGCACATCCCTAAGGAATGAGTGAACAGCTAACTCTGCTTTATGCTGCATTACTCAAAGTCCTGCACGTCAACGATGTTAGCTACAATCTCTGCGTCTTCATCAGAGATACGCTCTACGTTATTCTCTTCCCACTTGTTAAGGACGTACTCGTTGTTACGTTCAACATAATCAATGAAGTTACCTAGTACTTCGTTATCACCTTCAGAAAAACCAACAGTATCACCTAATGATGCACTGATCACAGCGAACTTGTTACCGTTGGGCATTGATCTAGATTCAGGAATTAAAGTAATCAAGTTCTCCACAGGAGATACACGTTTACCCATAAGCTTTCCTATTGTAGCATCAATAGACTTGAGGCTTTCTCTGTTCTTAACATCAAGTACTATTGGTACTTCACCGTTGTGTTCTACTACAGGTTCACCACCTTCAACAAACGGATCAATAAAGGTAGCTAAACCCATGAGAACTTTAACTCTACTTACACTACGGATATAGTCTTGCTGATCTTTAGGTAGAGCATTGAAGTCTTTAATATAACCTGAGGGTCTACCTAAGTTAAACGTACCTAATGTATCCTTGAGATCTGCATTAAGATTGGTAGACATTACAGTACGTTGGAAGGCGTTGTTTACACTATCCCACTTCTGCCAACGCTGACGTTCAACAAAGAAACGTACAGCCATACCACGGGAAAGAAACTCATCATCTCCTTTCTTGATCTTAAACACTGGTGAGTTTGCTACCTTACCCTCTACTACTTCTTGGATCACTCCTGTAGATATACGGTATAAGTCTACTGATGAACCTGAACTCCCAGCGCTGGGTGAGAAACCCATAGCATCTGCAAGGTTCATATTCTCTACACTAAGTGGAACTATATTGTTCATTCTTTATCCTTTCTTTAAGTTAGAAGCCATGTTATACCACTAAACGTCAACTGTGTCAAGCCAATTGTTTCCTATCTTTGCTTCCAATAACATAGGCACATTCATCTTGACGTTGTATGCTTTCTCTATCAACTCCTCTAAGCTACCATTAAGGTCTGTAACTATTTGTAATACTTGGTCTTTCTCATCTGGATGTACGTCTATAACCATAGAGTCATGCACACTATTAACAATGCAAGAGTGCAAACTATTTAGTCTAGCATCCATCTCGTTCAGTACGACAGGTACAACATCACCTGTAGCGAAGCCTTGCACAGGATAGTTCTTGATCATCGTGAAGTGTGACGGTGTACCGTTAGCCCTACGTATAACCTCAGGGAAAGCGTACTGTCTGCCACTCACGTTAGTTATCTTCTGAAACCTGATAGCTTCATCACCTAGTTTCTTATGCCAAGCTGCGATACCTTTATACTTCTCTGTGAAGTGCTCGTAGTATGCAGCCTCTGCTTTACTTCTACCGTAACCTGTAGCCCCAAAGAGAGGAGCGAAGGTGTGAGCCTTAGCCTCTTGGCGTGACGTAGGTTGCCCTGCATCAGAGATAACCTTAGCTGTGTAAGCGTGTACGTCAAACCCTGTGTCTATCTCTTGCATAGCTGTGCTGTCTTGTGCAAGGAATGCTGCGACACGAAACTCAAGCTGAGCAAAGTCACACTCCATGATGTAACCACCATCCCAACGAGAGATGAACACACGTTTTACAGGGAAGGTTCCTCCTCTGGGCATGTTCTGCATGTTGGGATTGCGTCCAGAGAATCTACCTGTACTGGTGACATGCTGGGTAAGGTTGACGTGGAGGAATCCATCTTGTTTAGTGTAGGTGGAAATACCATCCACAAAACTACTGAGATAACTACTAATAGCAGAAAGCCTTTTAACATCCTCAAGGAATGTCTTGGCAGATTCCATGCCGTTGTTGTTAGCGGT